GTCCTTGACGTCATTGCTGACTGGCCGATAAACCGGGTCAGCGAACTACTCCCCTGGCGCGTAGCACTGCCAACTGAATAACACATCCCCGTCAATACGGTTCTCGCTGCACGCTTACTGATTACCAGAATGCAAAATTACATTCTGATTTAATTTCAATGAGTTATGCCACATCAGCACCATTAATCAGGTGGCGAAGTGCCTGAACCCCCTCGGAGTTATAGCGAAACGCCTCAACCTGCTTATCCGAGTGTCTCGATTTATCCAGAAAGAACTTGCCGTACTGCTCAGTTTTCAGGTTGTGTTTATTGGCTACGCGACCGATCTTGTTCGCAGTGCAACCGAGCTGCGCCGCCACTTCACCCGCCGTTGAGTAATGCTCTTCAATCGCCGGCAGTGGCACAACTTCGTGACCGAGAAGTGGGTTAACAAGGGTGGCAACAATCACCTGGTTAGCCGATTCACCAAGCCGCGGAAACATTGACATCAACTCCCGAGCTGATGCGATGTTTTTCTCCAGCGCCTGAGCTTTAAGCTGTTCGGCTTTGGCAAGGCGGTACTCTGGAAGTCCTGATGACGTCTTGTCTCTCGAAATGTTGTAAGTTCCCGTATCCATCAGCGCCGGGAGCACCTCTTCACATACCCAATCCTGAACACGTTCAGCTGAAGGGAGTGAGCTGCGCATGATGAGGCGAAATACATCCGCCTGACCAACAAGTTGAATACCCCGTGGGTTGTCACCGAACCCCAATTCTCGCGATTCGCTATAATTAAGTTTAATCAGTGACTTACAATGCTTTTTCAATGCATCTGCTGGGTTGGTATATCCCAACGCTCTTGCGAGCGGCACCGCAAGAAATACAGGCTTTCCTTTGAAGCGGGCTGCATCAATGCTTACATCCATACCTTCACTTGACTTAAACTCAAAATGTTTGATAATCGAATTCATAGAGTTTGCCTTCTATGTATGTTAGTGATAACCGCCAGCGCCAACTGGCGGTTTTTCTTTTTGCATCACTGCAATACTCCCGTCCCGTATGAAAATACATTTTTCCAGTTAGTATCCCCCCATGGGTGCTCTTCAATATGTTTCGTTTCGCGGCGAAGAAGATCTCGCGTCCTGTTTATAGTCCTCGCATGGTTGGCCACTATCGAGGCAAAGCGAGGTAGTAATTTGTGCTCTGCGGCCAGCAATAACGGGTAAATGTTATGGCAGGCTTCGTACATAACTGCGCTTGATCTCCACAGGTAAGACAGTGAGCAAAGCTCTTCGTCACTGAACTGCTTCGCAATCGGCGAATGCGCCACTTCCCGATCCAGAATATCCAACACCCAGCGGCGGAACTCTTTGGCTTTGTCTGTAGTGGCAAACATAGCGATCAGGTGGCAACCGCGGAGAGAGAACACGCGGACCGATTTTTCACGTAAGTTATTGTTTATTCCATTGGTCTTCATTTTGATGACCATTGACATGCTGCTTGTGAACTCATCTGAATTGCGTGAGTAAATGGTCGAAACGCTTTTGCTTGAAGCATATCCCAGTGCCTTAGCGATATCTGCCGATGTCAGCCATATACCATCCGCAACAGGTGCCGGAACCAGGGTGACATTGTGGAAACTTAGCTCTTTATTCTGTACACTGTTCATGTCGATATTTCCTTCGCGGTTATTTTCGATAGAAGCCCCAAAGGTTGCCGCCAATGGGGCTTCGCTGTTTTTACTGACCATTCATGCGCTCCTCACGCAGGCTTTTTGCCAAACGTTGCACAATTGCAGAGTTAATCGATATCCCATCCATTTCAGCCATACGGCGGATCTCTTCCTTCATCCCTTCTGGCAAACGCAATTGGAAGCTAGAGCTTTTTCTTTCAGTATATAAAGTATCCATATCAACCCTCACTAATTATGTCACCGTGACATGATATCACTGTGACTCAATTTACGGATAATGTCAATGTGATAGCATCAAGAAAATTTTGAGGTGCTTATGTCAGAAAAACCAGTCCGCGAATACGATAAATTCATGCTCCGCTTCCCTGATGGTATGCGTGATGCCATAGCCGAGAGAGCCAAGCGTAATGGCCGCTCCATGAACTCTGAGATAGTGCAGATACTCCAGGACACGCTAGAGGGTGGCTTTACCCTTCAGATGGATACAGAGTTTGGTAAGGTTTACAACGATCTTATCTCTACAGAAGTAAAAACATCTGAAGATTTTGATAAAAACAATGAAAGAATAGACTGGTTGATAGATCAGCTTGTCTGGAAAATCGATACTGACGCGGCAAAACTACGTGAGCTTATGAATTTACGTAAAATAGCTAACGAATCTAAAAAACCCACCTAATGGTGGGTTTTAACGTTCATTCATAGTTATGATCTATCTCTGATGGACCACAGCCATAAAATTTATCACCAGCCTGAATGACAAATTTGTGTCGAGGTTCACTTGGTACAAATCTAGCCATCATCGATCCACCATTGAAGGTAAAGGAATATTCCCTTCCATCCCATCGTGGATTCTTACCCATCATTACACTGCCAGCGATAATCATTGCAGGGTAACGGCCAGTAATCATTGTAACATCCTCCCACACTAGGCAGTTTGTGGTAAAGGCGTGCTTTTCTTTCATAAAAAATGACTTTGCTTTTGCTCCAGAGAGACTCTCAACCATCCTCATTTCATCTTCTGATTTTTTTTGTAGTGCCGATGCCTTATCTATTTCGCATTTAGCCCACTGCTCCGTGGTTTTCTTTATTCGGTCAGATACAGCAAAGTTAGATTTGTCCTGGCTGGCGGCAAATACCTTTGTTTTATCATCGACGAAAATCATACCATCTTTCTTTTCAGTCAGTGGTGGGCTTACTACATAAGAGCCGTCTGGTCTATATACTGTAAAAGATTTTCCGTCGAATTTCACATTTGCACTGCCTTTAGTGAGAAGAGTTGGAGGTGAGGAAAAATCCCCAACCGCATACTCACAAACAAGCTTTTCATTAGCCACAGCAACGCCTGAGGCCATCAAAAGACTAAGCGCAATAAAACCCCTCATATCCCTATCCCCGTTGGTTTGTTTTCGACAGATTAGCAGGGATATGAGGGAGTAAAAAGCCCACCGTGGTTGGCTCATTTCTTCTTCTCTTCACGTTTGCGTCGTCGCTCTTCCCGCAACTCCTCTCGGCGTAAATCATCAAACACCTTTACGATCGCTTTCATCATCATGAAATTGACGAAGTGGTGATTAACGCAGCCGTGAATGCGTAACTGCTCGGTGAACTCTTCAGCCGATCGCAGCGCCTCCATCATGTTCTTCTCGCCTTTCATGAACTCCGAGAAGTCGCGCCCCGCTCTGGAGGCGCATTCAACAATACGGTTATTCATGGTCACGCCGCCGCATACAGCAACTTCATTTGTCCCTTAACGGGGAACGCAGCCATGCAGCGGGCTTCGAAGTCCTTCTGGTCAATGCTGCAACTGGCAATGTTGGTAACGGCGATCAGTTGCTGCTCGACCTTCTCCAGTGCATCAGGCTTAAGATGTTGGTGAATCTTCTCCTTGCTGTCCCCGGCGGCTTGTTTGGCTGCCTGATAGACATAATCAGGAAGTGCTACACCGTACACCCAGCGAGAGGTGATCTGCCCGAACAGAGCCGGGCAACCGCCGACATGACCAAAGTAAGGAAGGCCGGACATTTTCGACAGTGCTTGATAGAACGGGTCTTTAAAGCGCTTCTCCCAGGACGTTGGTTGCTGGCACACCATCAGGCCGACAATCTGATCCTCGGTGAGCTGGAAGTTTTTACTCAGCAGAAGATTTTTAATGTGTCGGTCACAGGCGCGGGCGAATTTTACTGACAACCAGCGGGCGAATTCCACCGCCAACTCCGGATGAAGCCAGGTCCCGCCGTTTCGCCCTTTTTCCACTCTGACTAAAAGGGGAGAAAAATCCTCTTTTACGCCAGAGCTAGCAATTCCAAGCTCCTCAGCCAGTTCGGCGATATAAATTTTTGTCGCCTCAGTCTTTAGCCAGTCCTTTGGAAGCTTGCCGTGATGCTTTGCAGCAACTGTGGCATTGAACCAGCAATCTGCTGTAAAAGGGAATGAACGGTAATCGTAATTCATAGGGATGATATTAGACATATCGGTAATTACCTTTTAGTGATGAACCTTGTCTCACAGGAATCCGGCCCACAGAAAGGCACCGACAGCCAGCCGGTATCCTCAAGGGTCATCCTGAAAGGTTCTGTGTTAAATGCGCGTGAGATGCGCGGTGAAATTTGGGTATAAAAAAGCCCCGGACTATACCGAGGCTGGCTTATTGGTTGGCTTTGGCCTGCTTCCGTTTGCGTCTTGCAAAGTAAGCATCGGCTGCATCGTCATACTCTTCCCTGGTATACCCTTTCTGATCCGGGTATTTGGCGATGAGCATTAGGCTGAATTCGGTCATCGTCAGATTTTCAGCTTCCTCTCTGCTGATCCCGAAGTGGTTGCGTGCAGCGATAACGTAATCGGCAGATCTGAACTCACTGGTTTTTTCATTTGTCTCATGGCGCTGAAGTTTGCGTACTTTGGCCTTTCCGATAATGCCGTGCATCATCAGACTTTGTGCAAGGATGACCATATCCTGCGGATTCATGACGCCCTTATGCCACACAAACGCCCTTCTTTTGGTTTTGCCGGGCTTCATCCAGCCAACCAGATCACCTATGTCATCATTGCAGCAAGCGGTGAGGACCGTGTGGGCGGCCAGTAGAGATTTCTTATCAAGATGTAAAGCAGAAAGGTGTTTAGCCAGCCATTCAGGCACTCTGCCGTACGCTTCGACAACCCTCTGAATGAGAGGTGTTATTTCATCGTTGCAAAGGTCATAGAACGTCTGAACTATTTCTGCTGGCTCGCCAATGCGCGACATAGCCATGAATGATGGCCGGAAAAAATAATCCCGGTCCCCGACGGTTACCAGGCATTCTCCCAGCTCTTTTAGCGGAACCATTTGCTGCCTCCTGTAAACAAAATCAAGGGCAGGATCCTGCCCTTTGTTTTGCTTACGCCGTGACAGTAACCACGTGGGTAGCCACGAATTCACCATCAACCGTCTTCACAGTAATTGTTGCTGTTCCCGCCGTTGCACCTGACGGCGCTGACACGGTTACCGTATTACCAGTGATGGCGACGGTTGCACGTGCCGGCATGGATGAGCTGGCTGTGAACAGTTTGTTATCAGCATCTTCCGGTGCAATATTCACTGCGAATGTAGTACTGGAGCCAGCAGCAATAGAGCTGGTCGTCGGCGCAACACTTACACCGGTAACCAGAATGTCACCATCAGCTTCGGTGATCTGGAAAGTCTGACCGTCAGCCAATTTGAACTCAAAGCTGTAGGTCACGATTTCTTTCACACCACCGCCGTCACTGGCTCCTGATGGGACCATATAGCCGATGTGGTAATAATCGCCCCAGTGGAAACGCATCCATACACCTGGCTGGCGGCGCGCACGAACCTCATCGACGATGTATTTCACGAACTGCTGAATGCCAAACTCATCAGTGCGGTCTTTAACGCGAACCTCCCCTTCGATGGAGTAGGTCGGGTCCAGACTGGCAATCAGGTTTGAACTGAATCCGCCGTTATCAGCATCAGAGGTCAGGGCCTCCGGGCTAAGGTCCCACGTTGCCGATGTTGGCAACCCCATCAGTTTCCAGTCGCCTTCCGCCGGAAACTGGTCGGCACAGCCGTAAGCCAGTTCCAGCGTCTTAGCGCGACCAATTAGTTGTCCGTTGTCGGAGCAGCCTTGCATCGTTGCTTACCTCGCTTCAGATAATAAAAAAGGCCGCTCCAGGCGACCTTATGTGGTTTTATTCGGTGTTATCCGCCAAAGAGACAGGCGAACTGCAGGCGCCACACCATACGCCCCTCGGTTGTGATAACAGGCGAAGGAATTCCGCCCATGTTGGATATCTGCCCAAGGCAGGTGTGCGTCATCGGGTTTTGCTGCACGTAATCGATGATGGCCTGAGCGTCGTTCTCTGACTGCGCATAGTCAGCAGATGCCTTTCCCTTGCTTATCACGTCCACCATGACGTAGTAATCAGCGGCCATATCACGATCTACTGGCGTGCCACCATTTGGTCGGAACACAATAAAGCGGTCAGATGCCTTGCCGGTATCATTCCATGACAGTGACTGAACGATGTATCCGGCAGTCAATCCTGACTCAACAAAGACATTTCGAACCCGCCTGTGCATAGGAGGTGTCATAGCTCCATCTCCCTGCGTACAACTGCGTCAACTCTGTCTCTGGCGTTTTCAGCACCTTTCTCAAGGAATTTTGGCTCGCCTGATGTATCCCATATATTTCCACGGGAGCCGGGCGCTTCGCCTTTTCTTACAGGACGCGGGGTGTTTTTTCCAAGATGAATACCTTTGGCCTCATGCACGTACGCCGCATAATTTGCAGAATAACCAATTCTCCCGGTTAGTCTGGTGCCCTTGATAACAACCTCTCTAAACTGAGAGTTAACCAGAGTGCTGGTATCGATAGGAACCAGCACCGCTGACTCCAGCCCAATCTCAAACAGAGCAGAGTAGAGCGCCCGCATGGTTTTTCGCTTTTCGATATTATCAATCAGCCGGTTGATATTATTGCTGACCTTGGAGACTCCCCGAACTTTAACGCCCATAATCAGACTCCCGTTATCAGTGCGAAATCGTCCGCCAGTCGCTCGAACGTATCTGCGAACTGGACGATCTGCCGAATCTCATCGGCCTCATCCGGCGGAGCCGCATCGGTCGACGCGCCAATCAGGATGTAATCTCCCTCCCGCGCCGTTGCGTACTCGGTCCATATCGTGTTTTTAACCACGATCTCCCGGCCAAGGTCACCGATTTTTGCAGAGAGACCACCCTGGTAGTCGCAGAGGATAGCGATCGGCGCTTCCCACCCGTAAGGCTGACCTCCGCCGTCGGTATCGCTACCATCAGCATCGCGTATGCGCCGCCAGATTGTCGCCGTCGCGGTGTATGACCAATTCGCGGTTGCCGACATCAGTCATCCCTCCATCGCAGCACAACGGCGCCTGTGGCGCGTATGCGGTCGCAGTTGATGTGCCACTCACCATTGCTTTTCACGTACGCCGTCGTTTGTTGGCCTGTATCGGTGATCACCCACACCCGGGTAAACGTCCGCGGCAGTCGTTGCTGAACTGAAACCCACGCCATTAGCAGCCCCCGACCACCATAAACAGGCCCACAGTGTTGCCAGCGCTGATCGGAAGTTCACTGGTGCAGCCGCTGGTATCCAGTTTCGCCAGCGAGTCACGCAGCCAGGTAATGCCGTCGTCTCCGTAATCGAACGAGCGCGACGCTCCTGATGGCGCCCCCTGCGATTTTATTCGCCGGGCACCGGATGACGTCGCCATGAGCGCAGCGGCATACATCAGAATGAGCTTTGCCGTGCATTCGTCGTATCCAGCACCATCGAGGCACGGGATAATCTTGTTAACCACGCAGAGAATCGGATCGAGCAGAGCGGCCGGGATGGAGTAACCCAATTCACCGAGGAACGCCTGCACGTCTGCCGCTGTGATTGGGTCAGCCATGGTTATTTCGCCTTCTTCGATTTGCTGGCAGATTCTTCCTGCTGCTCTGCCTGCTCTGCCTGCTCTGCCTGCTCTGCCTGCTCTGCAGCATCATTGCCCGGTGTAGCCACTTCCAGCGCCTGGTCGTCATCACTAATGATTTCAACCAGACCGGCGGCCACCCAGCGCTTGGCGACATCGCCGCTTACCGAGACCTGCGCGCCAACCTCCAGCTTCTGGAGATTGGCACCGGAAATCAGGTTATCGCGAACCACTTTTACCAGTGCCATAAATACCCCTTAGCTATGCGCGTAAATAACGGATTTGCGATTGTTGATGTCGGTCTTAACCATCAAGCCCATCGCACCCCAGGTGCGCCAGACGTAGTCACTGTTATAGAACTGGCGAGGGTCAGCAACGGTGCCGACCGCCTGGCCGACAATCGGAGCGATAACGCCGGCGGTAAGCGGAACAATCAGGATCTGGTTACCAGACAACTGCGCATCTTCTTTGATGGCTGCAATGCCAGAAAGCTTCAGCAGCTCCTGCAGGATGGTGTCAGACTGGTAGTTGTCGCTGAAGTAGCGTTCCAGATTTGAGGTGATCTCGCCTGAAACATACCAGGTCTGCTGTGCATACTGCAGGTTGGTCAGCTTCATCACGTCGCGCAGAGCAATGGCTGCATTGCGGATTTGCTCAGCCGTTGCGCTTGAGCTGGTGAAGTCGATATTTAGACCGGAAGCACTGAGATCGACAATCTGCACCCGCTCATCGGCTTTTACCCCCTTCCAGGTCTTGCCATCAAAAGCGATATAGTTGCCAGCAGAGTCACGGAAACCGTTGAAGACGTAATCCACGTACTGACGACGAACATCATCAACAGAGCCGCGCTGAGCGTCGGCCAGAGAAGCCAGAGCGGAGCCTTTGTTGAAAATAGGGTCACGCCACTGGAATTTGAAGCCAGAGTCGTGGATCGGAACCATCGTACCGTCGAAGGTGTACGCGCGCGCATCAAGCGCCGCACCAATCTGGCCGGACATGGAGGTATGCGCCCAGCCGCGGCCACCGGTGCGAGCATACTCGTACACGGACTCTTCAAGACGGACAGAGCGGGACAACGGGATCAGGTCGTTAAGCAGAGTGAATTCAGTAGTCGGTTCGAATTCAGCCAGCACAGTCTGATCATAAGCGCGATACAGGCGGCGGATATCGTCGACAGCGTTCGTCGCGTGCAGCACCGGAGTGTTTGCCGCATCACCACGCCAGCGGGTGCGGGATACGAAATCAGCAACGGCCTGAGCACTCATATTGCGCGCCAGTTGCAGCTCATTGAACTGCGCCTGGTTCGCTTCGAGGTTGCCCGTCTCAGTCGCGCGTCGGGTGGAAAATACAAACATTCAGTCTCTCCTTACTTGAACACGACGCGAACCAGATCGCCTGCTGTGGCGGTCAGGGACTTGTCTTCTTCGACATAGGCAAAGATGGTTTCACCCTCTGCCAGTGCTTTAATTTGGCCATTGGCCACAGAAACCGGCTGGCCCTTGGTGTAGGTACCAGCGGCAGCGCGAACGTTGAGGAAAACGCCCGGCGTTGGCTGGATGTTTACCACCCAGTCACCGATCGCATAGGCATCGTCAACCGTTTTGCAGCGCAAATAGTCGTAGTTAGCAACGTAAAGAATCGCGTCTTCAGCGCCATCAACAGACGGTGTAGGCTTGTCTGCACTGAAAAAGATTACGGTACCCGGCAGAAACGCTGCGGCCGCAGAACCTTCACGATTAAGTTGCGGGTTGGGGAAAATCCCGCCCGCGTGAATTACGTGTTTCCCGTCTTTAGCCATTTTTTACTCCGGCATTTCGCTGAAAGAATCGTTGTTGTTGACCGGACGGAATGCACCATTCAGGCCGGTAGAGGTCTGGCACTGAGCAAACAGGCCATCAAGGGCGGCGCCGTCAAGCGCATTCACCGCCAGGTCATCCAGCCCGAATTTCGCTTTTACGGCAGCGCGTTTTTCGCCTTTCTCTTTGTCAGCGTTCACGGCAAGGCCTGACTTAACGGCCGCCAAATCATCAGCAAATGGCTTAAACCATGCCGGCGCTTCTTCGCTGTTGCTGGCCTGCTCTTTTTTCTTAGGCTTGCCGGTGGCGGGATCGATTTCGTCGCCGCCATCTTTCTTGGCTGCCGCCTTCTCTGCCGCTAGCTGGTTGTAAGCGTCCATCAGTTCGGCATCGGACTTGCCTTCAGTCGGCTTACCCGCGGCTTGCAGCGCATTGATAATCAGTTCTTTCATCGGATCGTTCTCTCCGTTGGTTTTAATCTCGTACTCAATGGGTTTGCGCACGACTTCTACAGGTTCGCCGACAAACACGGCTTTGCCGTCGTCATCGATGAGGTACTTCTGTTTGAAATACTTGGCTTCATCGCGGTAGATGAAGCTGTCTGGCCACACCGTTTCTGGCCATAGCCACTTATCTTCTGTGTCACCCTCGCGAAGCTTGTCGCTGATAGCGCGCTGGATATCGTCGAAAGAGAAATTCGAGGCGTTGGTAAAGAAGAACTTCGTTTTGTTGAGCAGACCTTCGCGGGTGCAGTCGATACCATCAGCAAGGCGAGCAACTTCGATCTGCTGCTCATTACCTTCTGAGTTGACGAAGATGCCCACGCCTTCTTCCGGAGTTCCGGCGCCGGGTTCATCGAGCAGCACCGCCACATGGTCAAACATCATGTTGGTGGCGATCTCGTTGTACTTCTTGCCCTTCGACTCGCCATTAGCGGCAATGCCGGAATACAGCAGTCCTGTGGAGATGTGGATGGGCTCTGAGTTGGTACCGGCGATCATCTCATCAAGGCGATTAATCAGGCGCTTTCCCTTCTCGCTTGACTCGGCGTACTGGCGGTTAACGTACATATCGCCCGTCACCTTCCCGTCTTCGTGGCTGACGTTCTGCAGCCATGCGCCTACGTGATATTCATTCACCGCCCGAACATCGCGAGCAGACACATGCTTGCCATCCACTTTCGGGTGGCCCAGCGGCATCGGGTTACGCTCGAGCGTGTTGTAGGCCTTTTCGATTTCTGCTGCCGGGTACAACTTCCGGTTCATCACGATATCGTCCACGACAGGCGTGATGCCGCGAACCACGATATGTGGCTTGCCGTCGATGGTTTCAGTGGTGATGTTTGAAGCGGAGTTGACGACGGTCAGCACGTTAACGCGATTGCGTTTCATGCTGGGTCCTCATTGGTGGATTTCTGGCAATAAAAAAGGCCGCCGGAGCGACCTTGTAGGTATTCATCAGAGCCCCAATTCTCGGAGCCTATTCAGATTATGTTCTATTTTTCGTAGCCCATAATCGCCGTGCAATTTCAAACACTCCGCATTGTAGGCAAGGACGGCGTCTTTGAGTTCGATATAGTAGCCAATGTGCTTCTCACTGCCTTCTTTGGCTATTTTAGCCACCCATTTTGCCGTTTTGGTCGGGCTGGTTGGGGTGTACCAGGTAACACCGATAAAGCCTGACGTTGAATCAACTCTGAGCGACTCATTGCTCTTATTATCAGAGCTTGTAACGGCCCGTAGATTTTCCGGTCGGTTATCTGAGCGATCGCCATTGATGTGGTCGATAAAGCTGGGCTCATCGCCGTGAAGCATCTTCCAGACGATCCGATGTGCCATTACCAACGCGCCATCCACCTTCACTCTGATATAGCCATCTGTTCGCTTGTAGCCGCAGACGGAGCCGACTTTTACACGCCCTCTGGACTTTCTCGCCACCAGGTCAGAACCTGATAACTCGAATAGTTCATTTAGACGATCGGCTGATGGGATTGGAACAACACCATTCTCTGCCGCCGGTAAGCACTTGGTTCTAGCTGCGCACTGTTTGCACGTACCACGATAACCATCTGTACAGCGGTCGCTTTTATAGAAGGATGTTAATGGCTTAATCTCGCCGCATTTCTTGCATGATTTCATTCTAAACCTCGTAGCAGGTTTCGTAGATGATGAGTGCGGCAGGGGTGTCTACGTTCACCCTCTTCGACTGGCCGGTCTAGCCGCACATCAATTTTACCACTTCACTTTTCGTCAGGCTTCCATTTCTTGCGCTCATCAGCAAGTTTGTCAGCCAATCCCTCGTTATAAATCTGACCATCATCTGTCAGCAATACTGGGATTTGACTGCAATAACAGTTGGCGCGGTTCTTCATTTCACTGTAGAAATCCCGCACCTGCTCGGTGGTGTAGACCTTGCCGTGACGGCTGGCGTGCCAGCTGCGCGTCGTCGGTTTGAGCGCTGACAGCCACAGTAGGCCGGTATTAAGCCCAAGCCGATCCGCCGACCAGTCCGTTTCGTTCCATTGAGCCTGGCGCAGCGCGCCAACCTGCTCCGTCTGGGCGATGTTTTTCGCCCGCGACATCGAGACATCAAGCCGCTTGCTGACGACGCTGGCTGTTTCTCGGGGGTTTATGCCGCGGCCTATCGCGTCGGCAATAACGTTAGCGAGATCGGCACGCGCCGAATCGCTTATCCCCTTCCAGTCGCTGTATGTGCTGATATAGGCGCTGGCGATCTGGTTCTGATATGCCGGACTGGACAGTAGTTGCTGCAGCGTCGTCTGGCTGGCGTAAGCCTGCGACTGTACCGACAGATTCGTGAATGCCTGCTGCGTACCGCGCTCATACTCTGCGCCGACATAATCCAGCGCCCATAGGTTTTGGCTGCCACCATCGAGCAACGCATCATCCAGTATCGTTTGCACAATCTGGAGAAGGTCGGCTAACTGCGCCGCCGTCATGTCGTAAATGTAGGTGCCGGCGTTAACCTGGTAGAGCGACGGATCAGCACCTTCGTTATTGCACATCAGCCACGACTGCTCGCCGTTGGCCTCTCGCTGACGCCCGGTCAACCTCTGGTCAAACAGCACCTTCAGCCGGCGCTTGATATCCAGATACCGGCCTTCGATATCCTGAAACATCTTGCTAACCGGTCTTGCTGATTGCGTGGGGTCGACTTTGCTGCGGGGGATTATCGGCGTGCCGACTTTACTCTTTTGCTCCGGTGTCATCGGAAAGAGGATCATCGGTTGTCACCTTATTGTCGGGGTTGGGTGGAGTAACCTCTTTTCGAGGCTCAAGCTCGCCAACCTCTCGAATCTCGTTCTCATCAACAGCTGGCGTACCGTAGGCTTGCTGTGTGTCCCTGGCCACTGCTGCCATTTCTTTCATGTTGGCAATCTTATCTTTCTCGCTTGGAGCGAGTAGATCAGACCAGGTTAACGTGATTTCGCCAGATTTAGGCGGTTCGATAACTTCCACAGTCCAAAGGCGTTCTATAACTGCACTTGCCCGGTCAGTCTGGAACCCGTTGCGGCGACCATTACAGCGCTTGGCAAAGTCATTTTTGTCCTCATCAGACGCAAGCCTCCCTGTTTGCTGACCAAACAGGATGGTGAAAGGAATCCGAACTGAAGAGGAAAACTGGTTCGCTGACACTGTCCATGTAGGGCTGGGATCGGCGGCGGCGACAGAAAGGACTTTAGCCTCACCATCCTGGGTAACCAAAGCCGAATCGGTTCCCGAGTTAAGCTTCTGGATAGCGGCGTTTAGTGCCTCAGCCAGGCCTGAATATCCAGCCTTCTTGGCGTCATCCATGATTTTTTCAATCTTGGTGTCTTTCGACATGTTGATGCCGAGCTGCCTGCTGGCATTTTTCAGGAACCCCTCAGCGCTGCCGCCGGAGGTTTTCGCCATGTCCAGAAGGTCGTTATAACCTGCACGCAAGAAAGGAATGCCAGCCAAAGAAGATTCATCTTCCGAACCTTCGCAAAACATGATGATACGTTCAGGGTGGATTTTGATGGAACGCATCGGTCCGACAATATTCCCATTATCCCCAACAGGTTGCTCCTGGAAATAATAAAACTTCGGCATGGCGTAGTTAGAAGACTTCTGATCCTGCTCCAACTCTCCTGGCTTAACCTGAGATTCCCATGCTGGAATCATCTTCACTAAGCCGCGCTCACGCGAATTTCGCATAACCTCGCGATTTACTGGTTCATACCATTCCCGGCTATCTGCAAACTGGAGGATGAGAGCTGAGTAGTGCCCGACAAGGTTTCGTCTATCCGCGTCCTTCACCTTAGCCCAGTACTTCTTCATGAGCTTGGTGACTTTCTTTTCCCAAGGTGTCGACTTTTTGGACTTCTTCGTCTCATCACCATCAACTATTACAGGATTATCAGACCAGCATGCATCGAGCAATTTATGGACGGCACCGAATGCGGCGCCATTGCGCTCATACATGTTGTAAAAGTGGTCAAAGTCGAGACGCTCAGGATAGCCAAATTCACACCACAGATGGTGCCGCTTGGTATTACCTGATCTGTTGAAACCAGTCGCATAAAGCTGTCGAGATCGCGAGACCTCGTTGAGGCTATTCACAATCAGCCCAGCGAGGACTTGCATTTCTGTATCGTTACTCACTGAGTTGTCCTTATGTGAAGAATATCGCCCCTGAACGGCGAGGAGAGTGCAGCACGCGGTAACGGGTTGCATCCCAATCGTGGTCTTCTTGCTGGGTATCTACGTCATCTGGGTTTTTGCTGTCGCGAACTAGCACTGGAATGCGGCTAATCCAGCCTCGGCAATGCTCGAACACATAAAAGGCAGGCTTCTCCGGGATGCCAGACTCCAGCTTTTTGCCCTCAACGACAGCCTCAAGCATGTCAGCGAATACCGAGGCTCCGTTGACTCGCGAGCCAGGCTTCTTATTGGCCTCCAGCCATTCGACGCCCTGATTCTCCATTTTCTGACCGATCGATAACTCATCGTCCCCAGTGTTGAAAATGGCGCTATCAGCCGGGCCCGGGATAACTTCCGAGCATATTCCAGGAACAATGTTCAGTTGGCCCTGCGTGACACCGTCGATTTGAATCTCTTCAGGTTCGTTGACGTCTTCACCAACCAGCCGCTTGTCAATCCACGCCACGCCTTTCGCAACGTTAGTGGATGACATATTCAGGCCCTTGTTGAGCTCGTCAGGCGGGCATCCGTACCATTCACCTATCAGGATAAGGGAACCGGCAGGCGGGCAGAACTGGCGACCATCAGGCAAATCAGCCGCGGTGCCGTCAGCCTGTGCCCACCACAGGTTAGAGAACGGCTTCGACTCGCCCCAGTCGTGGGAGCGGTCGACGGTCCAGCTATCCGGGATGCGAAACGGCTTGATGACGTGCAGCGCTTCATTCCACAGATGGTCAAATCTCCCGCCACTGGTCACATCCCAGGAGCCCTCTACCCACGCTTTGCGCCGGTTTGGGTCTTTGATGGCCATCAGGGTCGCGATGTACTGCGGGTCGAGATACGGGTTCTCTTTGAACGAACCGTGAATTGCAACGCGAGTAAGCGTCACATCCTCTTCTTTCTCCGTCTGCGGGTTAAAGACCCGCTGAATTTCGCGAATAATGGTGCCGCGAGGTGCTGGCTCGATGAAGCGTTTTTTTACCCAGGAGTGCCCGATACCAAACGGGTTGGTCGTGCTGAATGTTTCCAGTGGAATAGGCTTCAGTAATGAGCCGTCTTCCCGCGGGTAATTCTCCGGCCGGAACGATGAGCGTCGGCAGGAGAACATCATCTCGTAAAATTCAGACGACTGCTGCTTGGTCAGCTCGTTGAAGCCGATAAACGGAAACTCCTGACCATGATAATCCCAGTAATCGCCCTCTTCTTTTCCGAAGCGGAACAGCAGCTCTTCACCAGTCGGCCACACCCAACGCAGTTCAGATGCAGATGCCAGGTAGCGGGCGCCGTCATTGAACAGGCGATACATACGCTTTGACTGCGTGATGATATCGGTGAGGTTTTTATACTCAGTATCGAAAATCACGCCCCGCCAGAACGATCCATAGCCAAGACCAACCAGTCGACGAAATCGGGCTAACTGTGCCGCCGTTTTTCCGGGTCCGCGAGTTCCCTCGTAGAGAATCTCGTTACAAGGGCAGCTTAATGACAGAGATTGCGATCCGGGGAGGGGCTTCCATACAGCTTTGTAATTCATCCACCTAATACCTCGCCCTGCTGTTTTTGTGCCGCCTTTTCCCAGTCATCAACGTTATCGCAGGACGGGACCGGCATAACGTTATGAGTCGCAACCACGCTTTGCTCTACTTTTTGCTTGTTCGTGTAGACGTCTCCAACATCCTTAGCCGCCTGCTCAAGCAAATGGGCGGTCATGCCGTAGTTCTTCATGCTCTCGGCATTTACGGCCATGCGGTTGAGAACGCGTAAACGGTAGGCCTTATTGGCGATGGGAATATCTGAAATCTCATTCTGGAATCGCTCGCGGGTGGCATTGAAAAGGTCTACCCATTTCTTAGCCAATCCCTTACCACTAACCTTCGTCGGATCGTGCGATTCGACTTGCTGCGGGGTAACTTTTATCCCGTAATCTTTTTGGATAGCGGCGACCACAATCGACAGGGTGTCATAGCACGCAAGCATTTGAACGATGGCGGCTTTCACCTCTGGTTTTAGTGCAGCCATACGTCACCATCCTTCCAAAGCATTCCAAATTTAAGCCAGCTTCAGCATGCACGTCCCGCACGCTCTGGCAACATCGATATGAGCAACCTCCGCCGGCCTGTTCGCCGCATCCACCATTTCCTGCACGTCTTTGCTGGCGCCGTAACGCCGGACAACGCCGACGAATTCCTCGACGTCATGGCCGCGAAGTTTGAGCACCGGCATTCCCGTCTCTTTGTTGAACTTCGGCGCACCGTAGTCATCGGTAGCCTGGGCGATGTGGTAAAGCTCATGCTCAACCAGTGCGCAGAACTCCAGATCGTTGCATTGCTCGCAGTAGTCAGCAGCCAGGGTGATGATGAACTTCGGTATGCGACCGAACCATTCATGCATCTGCTGCTCCATTCGGGCTTTCTGCCAGCCGCCGGCGCGCATCATTACCTGCTCACACTGACCCAGCACAATGCGCCCGCTTTTGGCGAATGAGCCAGAGGCCCACATAAACGCGACATCAGCGTCGACCAGGTGCGCATGGTCAGGGTTATGGATGTTGCCGGTATCGCTGAGGATTTGCCGGTTTACCCACTCACTCACTTCGCTGGCAGGAATGAGGCGGGTGTATGGCTGCCAGTTGTCGGAGTTGATGAAGTTAGCTGGCGGGTATGGCCTAGTATTCATGACATCAAATTTCCGATTATCATTAAGCGCAACTTTTTATAGGATGTTAAACAAATCTTATAGAAGGGCTTTGTTTGTCCGATGGACTAAGCACTCCCATTTAAGAAGGAATTCTTATGAGTATTGCGATAATTTTAAGAAACCAAATGGCTCCTAACATATTTCGAGATCTTCTGCTTAGGGGAATAAAGCTCCCTAACCTTACTGAAATAATCTTTTGCAGTGGTTTCTATCAGGAAAGTAGAAACTCGAATTATAATGTTTCATTAGAGGGTGGCCTTGCACATAGTTTATCCAACTCCAGAGCCAAAGTAATAACTGTTGGGGTTCATAGTTATGCATGGAGGCAGTCTTTCGTAGATTTCAATAAAGCGCTAACCACCGCAGGGGTTAACGTTACAACCAGAAAAGTACGGGGTGACAAATGGCATGCGAAAGTTTTTATTGCCAGCACTAAAAACGGACCAGTGTTCTCCCTGATCGGCAGTAGCAATATGACAAGACCAGCCTTTTCTACGTCAAAGCCTTTTAACTATGAAGCGGACGTCGCCTTATGGGTCCCACAGGCTAAAGGAGTTAGCACAGCAATACAAAGCGTTCTGTCGGAAAGTAGTCCATTCGACGTTATTCGGACCACTTATAGTCCAAATAAAAATGGTGGTCTAAGTGTGAAGGATAGATTAACTCAGTTACGACAGGACATCCTAGACTCGACTGACGCATTCTAATTTTTATGACAGTCCATTACTGGGCTAGAAAGCCTTCTCGATGGCCTCCCAGTCCGGTTTTGCCATAATCCTTACCTCGTTGTGACATTATCGAAGCCCCTCAATGAAGGACTTCTGTAATGTGGGCTCTTATCTCAACGCAGCCCCTTACCGCGTGCCGGATGCTCATCTTCGAGCGCCAGCATTGAGATGTTATGGCTGGCCTTAAACCAGCCAGACTTCTCCGGCAGTCGACAGAGCCAGATCGACAGGAGAATAAAGAGCATCAGCATCGTCACCTCAGGCACTGCGTGGTGATGTATTCCTGCAGAGCTCTCAGGGCTGTTTGGTCGCTGAGGATTCCGGACCGGATACCGAGAACGTTTCGTCCAGCAACTGCAGAGAGTTCGACGGTGGCATCATCGCCCATGCTGGCGGCGCCGGTGGTTTGGGTTGGGGCTGACACTGGACACTTGCCTTTGACGAGCACCCGACCACCATTATCAAGCTTACGCTGCAGAGTATCATTTTCAGCTTTTGCATCGGCTAATTCCTTCGTGTATTTGGCATCGAGCGCCGCGACGTCACGCTGTCGAGTCTGCATGTCAGCAATGGTGTCGTTCGCCAGGCTGAGCTGCTCAGTCACTTTGTCCCGCTGTCTTTTGAACTCGGTGGCGTTGCTGTGATAGTGACTGGCCAGCCAGCCGAGGCTGACTATCAGGCAGATCACAATGGCGCTGATAATGGCGGTTAATCGGCTCATGACATGATTACCCCGACAGCCAGAAACCACGGCCACGCGTCATTCCCATTGAAGGCAAGGAGCGCAGAAATAAAGAAACAAATCATGCTCATTTCCGGTCCTCAAGCGAAATTTAATTTCGCAAATTCCCCATGATAGTGAAGCGCATAAAAATCATATGCAAAAGCAGCCTGCCTCTCGGATGAGAAATGGCCTATGTTAATTCTTTTGCCATCAACTCTTATTCGCGCTCGCCACTTTGAAGCCGCCTTGTGAAAATCAACCCCTTTAAATGAAGAGGCGCCGCCCTTTGACCGCGAATTTCTGTTGTTTTGCAATGTGCTCGCCACCCGAAGATTCGATAGCCGGTTGTCGGACTTTATGCCGTTTATGTGATCGATAGGTCCTGGCGGCCATTCACCGAAACTTAGCAGCCACGCCAGTCTATGTGCCTTGTACTTGACTCCTCCTAATCCAATCAGCACATAGCCTTTTCCATCACCGCAACCAGCCACCATCCCTTCAAAGGTATTATTTGAGTTCAACTTCCAGCGTAGTTGTCCATCCTCTGGCGAGTAACTTAGAAACGATGAAGCGACATGAAAATCAATCACTTTGCCACCTCCATGTAACAAACTTCACGCTCAATCTCGCGCCTGGTGATCAGTCCCTTCCACTGCTTGCCTCCGGCATACGTCCAGCGCTGCAGTTCCTTGCACGCGCCAGGCACATCTCCAGCATTCAGTTTCTTCAACAACGTGGAGCTGGCGAAAGCGCCAGAGCCAACGTTATAAGTGAATGAGTAAAGCGCGGCGCGGGTAGGATCAGGAATGCGGACTTTGATGAGCGGGTCAATGGCGCTTGCCACCTTCCGCAGATCTGCCTTCAGCAGGTTGTCGCATTCCCTGTCGGTGTAGCGGTGGCCGCGGCGAATATCGGAGCCAGTGTGGCCATCACAAACAGTCCAGACGCCGACAACATCCTGGTAGGCGTAATAACGCCTTCCTTCCAGTCCGTCTGCATTACCAAGCATGACGGAAGCAATAGCGATCGCGCCCGAACCGCCGGCGATCGCACCAATCAGCTTATTCCTCAGCGTCGGGTTCATCTCGGCTCCTGCTACGTCGGTTGTCTTCGCGAATCTTGAAGTACAAATTCGTCAGATACGTAAGTACGGCGATGACAATGCCCACCAGTACGCCGATGGCATTCCACTGCTCGGGGCTATAGGCATTTAGCATGCCGTTAAGGATGCTCCCGGCTGAAGCGCCATAGGCAGCACCAGTGGTTATCTTTTCCATGCGATACATACTCTCACCTCGCGTTGTTAGCGGGTGCTGTGTGTGTTTGAAAGGGTCAGGCCCGTCGGGCTGGATTTAACAACGAAGCGTGTCGATGATGATTCCCGCGAGGCCTGATAATAAAAAAGCCTGCGGTTAAGCAGGCAATAAGCATGAGGGTAATAGCAATGTCGGTGATGACCGAAAATACCCTGGCTGGGTCTGGCGGCCTGTGACGCTGTTACAGCAGCGCCCCTGATGGATTGGATTATGAGCCCGTCATCAGGTCAGGCCTTTATCTGGTGCACCATTCAGGACTCGAACCTGAAACCGATAGCTTAGAAGGCTATTGCTCTCTCCGGTTGAGCTAATGGCGCTAATTTGGCGGGACAGGAAGGATTCGAACCTTCGACCATTCGGTTAACAGCCGAACGCACAACCGCTGTGCTTCTGACCCTGAAATGAAAAAGGCCGCGAAATAGCGCAGCCCTTAATGCTTTATGGTTTTGCCTGAATTAGGCGAAAAAAAGCCCGCTCAGAGGGGCGGGCAGAAGGTAGGAAATACTGATTCTTCAACGGTTCGAGGCGCACCTAATAGTCCGAGCTACCGATTTACCAGGAGAGCGCTCGTTTTCCGTTACTACCTTTTAAACATAGCTGGAGAAGCCGAAACGGCAACCCCACTACCAAATAGCTTATGTAGCATTGCATTATGGTGCCGGGTGCCTCCCGGTGAGCATGTCCCAGTCGACATGGCCCGCGCTGCATTTACAGATCACTGTAAGTGACTGGTCGCCCCTCCGCATAGGGGGATTCACCACACGAATAGATTAACAACACGTTAATTTTCTGGTCAATAAGATATAAGCAAATGATGACATGCAGTTTTCTTATTGCTGAGTAACTTCAATCTGGTTCAGGGCTCTGCGCGTGTAGGGCTTTAACGTGTCGTGCGGCACGTCTCTACCCAAGAGCCCTGACCGGATCGCAGGCATAAAAAAGCCCCGGCGGAATGCCGAGGCTAATTTTACAAACTGGTATGTGACTATCATCTTCATGCCGCCACTTAAAGTTAAGGCAGCATATCAAAGTAGACTCAAATATGACGCATTTAATCCAGTTTTGCAAGACTTGAGTCAAAATTTGTCGCCTTTTGTTGTGAACGTGATCGCGTTACCTGCAACAGGGCATCGCTATCAAGGCGCCGCAAGATTGTTTTCATCTCCTCCCACCGCTCCGTAAACGTTTCTGACCAGTTCTTCGGGGTCACTCCGACCAGAGCGGCAAGTTTTTGGTATTCATACGTCTCCCGCCCTGCCAGCTCGGCTTTGACGTCCTGCGCTGCCAGCCAGATAAGTTGACGGAGGCGATCAACCGTTTTCTTTGCAATGCGCACGCCAGCCAGCTTCTCGCTGAATTGCTCCCATGCCCACTGGGTGATTGTCTCCTGGTGCTCCCAGCGGATATTGTCGCTGTAGTTCCACAGCAGCCAGGCTTTCTGATGCTCTTCCAGCGACAGCAGAGCCCGGCGCCAGCTTGCCGTCGAATACTCAACGGGAAGAACGAGAGCGATTGATGAACCCTTAGCGCGGGACTGCTGCCCGGGAATTGGCGGGCTGGATGGGTTTACCATGCGGCCGGTTACCGGGTCGGCTACTTTCTTCCTTCCCCGGCTGCGCGCCGTAGCGGTGAATTGCGCGTTCTCTGCAAAAGCAACCAACTGTCCTTTCGTCGCACCGCTCAGATCCGCGGTGGCCACTATCAGCTGCTGGCGAACATACTCAAGGTACTGGGTATTCATGCTTTCTCTCCTGAAGCCTGATAGATGCGGACGAAATTCTTCAAAATTCGGTAGTCAACCAGTACGGTGCCGCGGTGCCGGCAGAGGCGGAGCTTTTGCCAGCGGTCGCGGATGCGTTCGATAACATCACGGCTCATTTGGCCTCCGCCATAAGTTGGTCATACGTCAGGTAAAGGCCCCAGCAGCTAAACAGCACATGCGCCTTAACGACGGCCATTTCTTCGTTGTGCCACCGGCAGAACCATCTGATCGCGCCCATAACCTCGCTCTCTATCTGATGCGATCCGTTCAGGTGGATGGGATAGACCACGTCATCAAAAACAGCGGCAGTGGACATTGGGTATTGGATTTTGCTCATGCGGCCTCCCGTTGTTTTATGAGCGCACGGCGTAGCGCGCTGTAATGGCGCCTGATGCCTTCCAGTTCTTCGATGGTGTATCGGTGAGGGGTGTTGTTGTTTTCGAGGGCCTCGACGCGCTCAGCGCCGATTTTCTCAACCAGGCCGATGCGGTATTGCTGCTGGTTACCTGACATTTGCACGTTGCAGTGATGACACTGCTTGTGAATGTTGTCCTCGTTGTAGCGCAGGTGAGATGCTTTCCCGCGGGAGCGGTAATGGCCGGCTTCCCACTGAACCGTTTCGAACGTGCCGCAGCTGATGCACGGCAGATCGTGGTCACGCTCGCGGATATAGTCGTTAACGACGCGCTGGGTCATGTCTTCCCAGTGTCGGAGAGGCTTCACCGCTGCTTTGCGCTTGCGCCAGGCTGCGCGTTCTTTCTTCGCTTTCGCCTGAGCCTGCTTTTCGCGCTTCTTCTCCAGTTCCTGCATGGCAAATTCAGCACCATGCTCAGGGCAGCACCAACGATGGTTTTCGAATGCTGGGGTGAATTTTTCCCGGCAGATTTTGCACCGGCGTTGAGGACGTTTAAGCATGTGGCCTCCGTGCTCTCAGGCGTAGCCACTTCTTATCGACAAGGCGGGCGGTGTAGTCTTTCAGGGTCGGTATGTCGGAAGGCTTTACTTCTACCTTGCGCTTGCGGCGCGCCGGCACACGGAAGATGCCGCGCTCCATTACTTTGGCGAGAAGACATTGCATAGCCATCACCCCGCAAAGCTCAGCAGCTGACTGGCGGCGTTTTCAGCCTCAGCCGGCGAGTGGAACTTGCGACGCAGAATGTAGTTCCAGAGCACATTCAGCACTGATTTGTAGACGCCGTTAAACTGGCTGTCGTCCATGCTGGCGAAGGAGATCGACTTTGCGACACGACGACGGCTGCCGTCAGGCATCTGGTATTCATCGTAAAAGCCAGCCTGAATGGTTGCCCACTCGCGGAATGATTCGAAGTGTTTCAGCAGCGCCATATCGCGGGAACGGGATATACCGACCGAGGAGAGATACATCTCCGCGGCGTTCTGGAGTGCAGCGCGCTGATCGAGGTCGGATGAAAGGAAGTCGATAAACCCGGATATAAGGGTTCGCTCCGCGGGCTCAATGAGTCCACCGGAAGGGGTCCAGTAGTGATACCCGAGAGTCAGAAGCTTGAAGAACTTCTTGTGGAATGCGTAATTCCGGGGCTTGCGGAACTCACCGCAAAGCAGTTGCCCTACCGGGATAAGTTGCAGGTATTCGCTGGTTCCCGGCTCTGCGGGAATCAGTACGTTTTGATAACTCTTCTCAAATTGCAGTGTTTGCGCCATGTGTCCCCACTTGGCGCCGGATAATCGTGTCAGTTGCTCAGGCTGACGAGGTAATTATCGCCCGTCACGGGGATAAAAGCAAAATGAGCATATACGATAAACCCCTCAGGAGAGGGGTTTGATTTCAACTGGAGGCTTTACGTTCTGCGGGGGATTTAGGCACCTTTCACCTCTACGCATTGAATATTATCTACGCTTGGCGAAACATCGTCCCAGGACCTCTTATCATCTGCAACTTTCATCGCCTTAATGGCTGCTTTGCACTGCTCCATACTCTGCATGGGAACCACCTGCATATTCGATGATTGGCTGCTGATGACGAAAATCAGGAAGATGTACGCCATCACTTCACCTCCAGGCGCCAGACGGCCTGGCCAATGCGGCTCTCGTGGGGACATTTGGATACCAGCCCCTCTTTCGCCAGTTCAATAAGCTCTTTGCGGAGGTCGGCGCTCCTCCATTCCACCTCAGGGAATTTGCGCTCCATCGCGCATCGGATATTCCAGGTGGCCATGCGAAAGGGATATTCGCCCTGAGCCCATTGTCTCTGCTGGTCTGCTCCCTCGATCAACACCTGCATGATTTTGCTTTTTACGTCACTCACTCTTCACCTCCTGCGGTGCTGCCGGCAGTGATACATGAGACCACGACTCACCACTAACCACTCTCCTAATTGTTCTTTTGGACACGTTAAACATTTTGGCTAGCGACCCAAAAGAGGCGCCCAACCCCCTTAGCAACCTTATTTCACTTACGCTTTGGTTGTTTAGCTTTGAGTTGGCCTGCATTTCCCCTTTATATGCCGGAAGATGTGACCTGTTTCTCAGCCCTGTTTCCCACGCATGCTTTCTATTCTCCTGCGGCGTGACCCATTCAAGATTTATTAGGTGTGGGTTGGCCTTATTTCCGTCTATATGATTTACCTCGGGCTTACCATAAGGATTCGGTAGAAATGCTTCTGCAACTAGTCTATGCACCCTTGCAATTTCCCTCCTCCCATTTGAAGCATCACTCAGCCTAACAACGCAATATCCATTGGTATTAAGAAATTGTTTTAACGGTCCGCCATTAAAGCGCTGCTTAGTTCCATCCCTCCTCAAAATCACTCTTGGCAGACTAATGACATCTCCGCACTCATTAACCTGGTAAATACCTTCCCAACCAACAACTGGTAAGAAATTCATGAGTTACTCCTTAGGCGGATTTGGCAATGGCATCCAGTGGGTTATATTCTTGGCAACGAATTGGTTTGCCTGCCAAGCACCAAATATGAATGCGTAGGTAGTTACGTAACGATTATCCCAGCAAAGATACGCCCCATCATTTTCAGGCATCCGCTCGCTTACCGGAATCCATTTACCAGGCACTGCCGGCGCTGGCTGCGCGTGGCGATAGAGCTTAGTGCCAGGCTCAAAGGACTGGATAAGGCGGCGATAAGAAAGCGCATCCCCTCCATCATCGCCAACAACAATCACCGGCTCGCTGTCCGCTAACGGCTGCACTGGCGGCATATCTGGACCTTTGCGAATAGCTTTTGCCAGCTCGATAGGGTCATCGTAAAGCCAGTCTCCGGTTTCAGGGTGATTGGCTTCTGCCAGTTGGGCGGCCCATTCCAGACCGTCTTTGTGTCCCTGCAGGTAGTCAAGCGGCAGTTCAACCGGCTCGCTGTCCATTGCGGCCAGCGCGATTTCAAACAACGCCGCACATTGGTTTACATGGGCGCGGCCTTCACCCGTTATCTTCGTG